GAAATACGGATAACCAAAAAATGCAAAATCAAAAAGGTTACACGTTGGCAGGCCGCAAGGTGTTTTTTGGCATACCTGCTTACGACCACAAAGTTTCACTCAAACAAGCCATCTCCTTAATGCGGTTTGCCCAACAGGCACCACAGCACGGGATTGAAATTACGATTGGAAGTATTTGTGGGTGTTCCGTGGTATCACGGGCACGTAATCTTTTAGTTCAGGATTTCCTAGAGTCTGACGCAACGGAGTTGATGTTTATTGATGCTGACATTAACTTCCAACCAGAAGACGTTATTCGTTTGCTGGCTTGGGTTTCCGAGCCAAACATTGACATTGCTGCCGGTATCCCATGCGCCCGTAAGACAGAAAAGACCTACATTGTTACGCTAGATGAAGATGGAAACGGCGTCACCATGAATGGTATGGGGCTGGTTCGTGCCCAGCGTGTGGCTACTGCTTTTATGATGATTAAGCGTGAAGTCATTGAGAAGTTGGTTAAAGACAACCCTCAGTGGAATTACTGGGATGACAAGACCCAGCGCACGCTATCGGCAATCTTTGACTTTGCCGTAAAAGACAACTCTTATGTAGGCGAAGATTACTTGTTCTGTGACCGCGCCCGTGCGGATGGGTTCCAAGTCTGGGTAGACCCAACCATTAAACTAGGCCATATGGGCGTACAAGAGTACGAAGGGGACTTTGGAAACGAAGCCTTCTACCCACGGCTTGTTAAAGACGAGAAGATTGCAAATGGCTAAGACTCCTGCGTGGCAACGCAAAGAGGGTAAAAACCCAAAAGGTGGGCTAAATGCTAAGGGGAGGGCATCGTACAACGCTGCTAACCCCGGTAAGCCCGGCTTGAAGGCTCCGCAACCCGAAGGCGGTTCACGCAAGAAGTCGTTCTGTGCTCGCATGACAGGTATGAAAAAGAAGTTAACTAGCGCTAAAACCGCTAACGATCCAAACAGCCGTATCAATAAGAGCCTACGGGCGTGGAAGTGCTGACATGGAACAGTTTTTCTTAGTTGGGTGGTCGGCTTTACTAACTGCTTTTGTAGCAGTAGTTGGGTTTATTGCCCGTGAAAAGAACGAGAAGTTAAAAGATCTCGAAGATAAAGTTAACAACGCTAGAGTGGAGGTGGCCCGTGAAAACGCTACTAAAACAGAAATTGCACAACTTGTTGAACACTTTGACACAAGGTTTAACCGCCTTGAAATCAAAATTGATGGCCTTATTTCAAAGGGGTAAATGATGCCAGCAAAATCAGACCGTACCAAAATGATTGAAGCATCTAAGGTAGACCCTGATGAAGACGTATTGACCCGAAGTATCCGTGGTGGTATTCGTGGGCTTGCTTTACTTGGAAGCAACGCAGGAGATTTTGTAAAACAGGGCGTAGAGGATCAGAAGCGTGGATTTCAGTCTACGGTTGATGCTCTTAGTCGAGCACTTGGTACAGAGCGTGGTAAGCAGTTAGATAAGGAGTTGGGATTTAGGGACGCAAGTGGCGAAGAAAGAACTCTTCCAAGCACCACTCCTGCTCAAAGGGCAGAAATTCGTAATATGCAATACAGTAGAAAAAAGTTACAGGGTCAAGATGAGGGAGAGGCAGAATTACGACGTGAATCTCGTGGGATGAAAAAAGGTGGGAAAGTCAAAATGTCTTCCGCTTCTAAGCGTGCTGATGGCTGCGCTTCTCGCGGCAAAACCCGTGGACGGATGGTGTAGCGTGAACTTAAAAACCCTAAGTATCTTGTCAACTCTGATACCGAAGCCTGTAAAACAGCCTTCGCCTTTTGCAAAAGAGGAAGATAAGAAGGAAGACAAAAAAGAAGAAAAGAAAGAAGAGCCTAAGTCTGAGTCTGAGCCAGAAAAGAAACGCTCTGGTGGTACAGTTGGCTCGGCTTCTAAGCGTGCTGATGGCTGTGCCCAGCGTGGTAAAACTCGTGGGAAGATGGTGTGATATGAAAGGTATTAGAGACTTTGTTAATAAACTTAGTGATGCTGGTAGTTATCAGTATTCGTATAACCCAGAAGATCGAACCTATACGCAACTAAGTGGTCCCGGAACACCTGACGATTCTTTAGATAAAAGAATAATTGCAAAAATGGTAAATTTTGCTCAAAAAGGTAGCATCGACATGAAAAAAGGCGGCAAGGTAAAAATGTCCTCCGCCTCTAAACGTGCTGATGGTTGTGCAACTAAAGGTAAAACTCGCGGAAGGATGGTGTGATATGGGTTTTGGAAAAGGATCTGGATCAGTAGAGGCACAACCGGGAGGAGGTTCTTCTGGTGGTAGCGGGGCGATGGGTAGTCTACTTTCTAATATGCAATCTGCCGGGGTTGATATGACCGGCGGATCTGCACCTACAGAAGAAATGAAGAAAAAACTTCGTGAATTAGGAATTGAAGTTTATAAAAAGGGCGGTAAAGTCAAAATGTCCTCCGCCTCTAAACGTGCTGATGGTTGCGCTACTAAGGGCAAGACCCGTGGGAAAATGGTATGAAGAAAAAAGTTAAGAAGTACGCAGAGGGTGGGCTATCCGGCATTGCAGATACTGCAACTTCCCTTATGAACGAAGTAGATGGTATGGCTAATACCATTAATTACGGCGCTTCAAATGCTACCGGTGCTACTGAGCCTGTTGGTTTTAATGCGGTTGCTGGCATGAAAAAAGGTGGAGCGGTGAAATCAACCGCTTCAAAACGTGCTGATGGCATAGCAATCCGGGGTAAAACTCGTGCCTAGTGTTTCAGCCAAGCAAGAAAAGTTTATGCAAGCGGTGGCTAATAACCCAAAGTTTGCAAAGAAGGTGGGCGTACCAACGTCTGTAGGAAAGGAGTTCACCAAGAAAAAGGGTGGACGTGTTGTGAAAGTTAAACCTAAAGGAAGGAAGTCCTAAAATGAAACCCTCAATGTTCAGACCAAGTCCCAGAACGTCACCCAAAGTAGCACCTGCCCCGGCTCCGGCTCCAACCGTTACTTCTACTAGAGGGAACCCACTTAGAGGTGGATCAGCCAGAAGGTCGTTTAAAGAAGGCGGCGCCACGAAAGAGTCAAAAGCAATGGTAAAGAAGGAAGTGTCCTTTATGAAGAAAAAAGGCGCTCCCAAATCAATGGTTAAGCACGAGATGGCTGAAGCCGGAATGAAGAAGATGAGATCTGGTGGTCTGGCTGGTGGTCATAAGCAAGCCGACGGCGTTGCCAAGAAAGGCAAGACCAAAGGTAAAGAAGTTAAAATGCGTAAAGGCGGAGCCTGCTAAATGAGAGCAAGCCGGGGGATGGGGGCAATTAACCCCTCTAAAATGCCGAAGGCCAAGACGATCACCCGTAAGGATGATCCGAACAAGGTCAAGATGTATGCCAAGGGCGGTGAGTCCAAGGTAAACGAGGCGGGTAATTACACCAAACCCGGTATGCGCAAGTCTATATTTGAGCGGATTAAGGCTGGTGGTAAAGGGGGTGCTCCGGGTCAATGGAGTGCTCGTAAGGCCCAAATGCTGGCTATGCAGTACAAGAAAGCAGGCGGTGGGTACAAAGATTAGGTTTCCTGTCTACGATGCTGATCAGGATGGGAACGTTTTTGAATGGTTAATTAGTACAGCCGAAGACTTTAGGAAGATTAGGCAGAGAGAACGGTATGTCGAACTTGAAAAAGCCGCAGCAAAGTCTGAAAGCATGGACGCAACAAAAGTGGAGAACTAAGAGTGGCAAACCTTCTACGCAAGGATCGAAGGCTACAGGGGAAAGATACCTCCCAAGCAGCGCCATCAAAGCGCTCTCCCCGCAAGAGTACGCCGCGACCACCAAAGCCAAGCGAGCCGGTAAAGCCGCAGGAAAGCAGTTCGTCGCCCAGCCTAAAGGGGTGGCTAAAAAAGTTGCTCCGCATAGAAAGGTAGGATGAGATGGCTAAGAGTTTTCCTGATCTAAATGACGACGGTGAAGTAACCCGTGCTGATGTACTTAAGGGCCGTGGCGTCTTTAAAAAGGGCGGTAAGGTTGGTGAGAAGTGGATTCAGTCCGCTATCAAGAAGCCCGGTGCCCTAAAGAAGTCTTTGGGAGTCAAGGCTGGTGAGAAGATCCCGGCTAAAAAATTAGCCAAGGCGGCTAAAGCCCCGGGTAAACTGGGTCAGCGTGCTCGTTTAGCGCAAACACTTAAGAAGATGAAATGAGCACAACCGGGACGACCACTTTTAACCTAGATCTCAATAACCTCGTAGAAGAGGCTTTTGAGCGTTGCGGTGCCGAGTTACGCTCGGGCTACGATATGCGTACTGCTCGTCGTTCCCTTAATTTATTAACGATTGAGTGGGCTAACCGGGGTATTAACCTGTGGACTATTGAGCAGGGTTCAATTCCTATGAACCAAGGGCAGATAACCTATGCCCTGCCTGTAGATACCATTGATTTGATGGACATGGTGATTCGTACCCAGACTGGGATACCTCAGTCAGACATCAACATCAACCGGATCTCGTCCTCAACCTACGCCACGATTCCTAATAAGAATGCCCAAGGTAGGCCGATTCAGGTCTGGATTGACCGTCAAAGCGGCTACGAGAACACCACGACTAAGACCCTAGCCACCACGATTACGGCCTCTTCTAACACGGTTACGTTGAGTTCCGTGGAGGGTTTGAACTATGTTGGGTTTATCAAACTTGGCAACGAGACCATTGGGTACAACGAAATATCAGGGAATACCCTACAAAACTGTGTACGTGGGGTAGAAGGTACGACGGCTGCCGCACATACCGCCGGGGCTATCGTGACGGTTCGCAACCTGCCAAACATCAATGTCTGGCCTGCCCCAGATCAGTCTAACTTCTATTCCTTTGTCTACTGGCGTTTGCGCCGTATTCAAGATGCTGGTAACGGTATTAATACCGAGGACATCCCTTTCCGCATGATCCCTTGTATGGCGGCTGGATTGGCTTATTACCTGTCTTTGAAGATACCCGATGCCATGAATAGGATCGAAATGTTGAAGGCTTCTTATGAAGAACAGTGGGCATTAGGGTCAAGCGAAGATCGGGAAAAGGCGTCTTTGAGGCTGGCCCCACGGCAGTATTTTTATTAAGGTAGATTATGGCAGGCCCAAAGTTTGCTTCCGGTAAAAAGGCAATAGCGGAGTGCGATAGGTGCGGGTTTCAGTACAAACTGAAGCAGTTGAAGAAAATCGTTATAAAGACGAAAAACATCAATTTGCTCGTTTGCCCCACCTGTTGGGAGCCAGATCAGCCGCAGTTGCAGTTAGGGATGTACCCGGTCTATGACCCACAGGCTTTGCAGAATCCACGCCCTGATACGACGTATATACAGGCGGGATACACAGGATTACAGGTAGAACCACTAAACCTGCCAACCGAGGATGTAGATGCTTTTGGTACGCCGTCTGGCGGTAGTAGACAGATTCAATGGGGGTGGAACCCTGTTGGCTTGAACGACCCCTTGCAGTTATCCGGGTTACTGAATAACCTAGTGGCTAACGGGGAAACAGGAACCGTAACAGTAACAATTACTTAGGAGCAAAACATGGATATGAAAGCAGCATTGAAGGCACATATGGCTAAAAAGGGCGCCAAGGCTCACCCCGATGCCAATGTAAAGAAGTTGGCTAAGGGTGGCAAAACCAACCTTCAGATGAAACAATTAGGCCGTGGGCTGGCAAAAGTTGCCAACCAGAAGAAGGCTATGTCAATGGTTCGCAAAACGGGGATTTAATCATGCAAAAGTATCGTGACCCAAAGCCAGTGCCAATTCTGCCTAGTAATAACGGCTACCCCAATAACGTACCTAATACCCAAACCATGCGGACTCGTGGTACTAAAAACACGACCCGGGGTAACAGCAATAGCAAAAAGATGGGCTAAATGAACTACTCGACGCTATTTAATACAATCCAAGCCTATTGTGAAAATGACTTCCCTGATACGGTAGTCAGCACAACGACGGCTTCAACGACATCTTTTCTTACCAAAGATCAGATTGATACGTTCATCCGTCAGGCCGAACAAAGGATATTTAATAGCGTCCAACTCCCAGTTGCACGGGAGAACGTAACAGGCAACTGTACGGCTAATAATAGGTTCTTAACTACGCCTACAGACTGGCTTTCTACGTTTTCATTAGCCCGGATTGATCCAAGTGGGTCGCAAGAGTACCTGTTAAATAAGGACGTTGAGTTTATTCGGGAGGCTTTCCCAAGCCCAACTGCTACGGGTGCCCCCACTCACTACGCTATTTTTGACGAAAACACGTTCATTTTAGGGCCGACTCCAGACGCAGACTACGACATGGAGTTGCATTACTACGCCTACCCACCGTCTATTGTCACATCTGGCACAACTTGGCTTGGTACTAACTTTGACTCTGCTCTTCTGTACGGCTCCCTGCTTGAGGCTTATACCTTCATGAAGGGTGAGAAGGATGTTAACGACACCTACATATCCCGATACAATGAAGCACTTGCCATGTTGAAACAACTTGGTGAAGGTAAAGACCGTCAAGATACATACAGAACTGTTCAAGCGAGGTATCCAGTTAGATGAGCACTATGAGCGAAGTAGCCTTCCTTTTGGGGGGCGCAAATGTCAAGGTTCTTACAACGCAAGGCCGAGGGTTTACCCCAGAGGAAGTTGCTC